TCCTCATCGAGCGCCTCTTGGTGCTTGCCAATATGCCCTTTATGATCTTGAGACTCTTCCACCATCATAAACTGGCCACCAGACAACAACAACGTCTCTACATCAGCATCCTCTTCAACAAACTCTGCATCTACGCGATTAAGGCCGCCCACATCTACAACATCAGGCACAACGCCTAACTTCTTCACGCCAAAACAAAAATACGCGTCACGCTGCACCCTTTTATCTTGGTGGCGTTGACGCGTCTCCATCCACAGATCATTAATAAAATCTGCAGCATCGTTCTCTATATCTTGAGGTGATGGCTCGCCGGGTATTAGGTTCTGCTCCTGACTCTTGCCACGTTTCTTCAATACCGCACGAAACTTCGGATCACGTGCATTGCTATTGGCCACGCTCTGATCTATCCATCCAAACACCAACGACGGCTTTGCACGACTGCCCGGGTCCAAAGCTGCATCATCGATCAACTCTTCACGCGTGGTATTTGCTCGATTTTCATACATAAGACGCAAGCGCACGCCAGCATCTACATACGGCTTCATAAACTTCGTGCTGTAATTAATCTTGCGGAGCCACCACGTAGCCCTATCTTTGTTATCACTTGGATATGCCATTGTCTACCTATTTGATCTGGCGTAAGGGGCACCCATTATGCTTCGCCTGCCCCTGTTGATGCGTTGCCTGTTCCGTTCAAGATCCTCAAACGTCAGACCGCGCGGCTTTTCGTCTCGCTTTCTTTCCATCCCACCAATCATCTCACCGAGCATACGGCCAAACAGACTCAACACATCGACTTGGTCATCGTGAGTGCCAGCTGGAAAACGCACCATCTCATCCATTAAGTTATGTGCCCACTGCTTGCCCTTCGGAAAAAACACCTTGCCCATACTCAACCGTGCCTGTATTGCTCTTGCCCTTGTGGCCTTATCAACAGCACTGGCGTATTGCTCACGAACACAATACACACCTTTTTCTCTCATACGTTGCTCAAGGAAAGGGCCGATGCTTTTTATGATCTGGCCATTTTCTTCTGCCCACTTGCGAGGATTCCACTGCCTCATCATACTAATAGCAATGTTCACCCACTCATCACTGGCCGTCTGGCCCTTCCACCAATCCAACAGATATATATTGTCTTCATGGTCTACACCTATCACTCCGTGGACCGTATAATCACCGCCGCCATCTGTTACTGCGTAATCACTGGCACCGTAGATCGCTAACTCATTATATTGTGGCGCTTCATCATACCACTGTATCCACTCACGCTTGAAATAGTCACCCTCATCTGGTGTAGGTGACTGTTGGTAAAGAGCTGACCACTCTCTGGGCCCTACAGTAGACCGTATCTGCTCCAATGCCTCGATGTTGTACCACTCAGGCCACAAAGGCTTATCATCTTCTATCGCCTTTAGCGTGATCACTTCCCACTGATCGCCATCGTGCTCGAGCAAGCGCCCTGCTAAATCATCATCGTGCCATCGCGTCATCACCAAAACGACAGCACCACCCGGCATCAATCTTGTAAATGCCGTTGATCGATACCAATCCCAAACCTTCTCGCGGTATATCTCACTGTCGGCATCTTCTCTATTTTTTACTGGATCATCTATCACCAACAAATGAGCACCACGCCCTGTAATAGATCCACCGACACCAGCTGCGACGTAAGAACCGCCTATATTGGTATTCCATCGGTGCTTGGCCGTGCTATCAGGTGCCAATGTGACACCGAAAGTGCTCTCAAACTCTGGATCTGATACCAGGTTGCGCACCTCACGCCCAAAATGTGCAGCCAACTCTTGAGCATATGATGCGCATATAATCTCTTTTTCTGGATGCCTACCGATAAACCACGCAGGGAACTGCATCGATGTTAGTTGACTCTTCCCGTGGCGTGGTGGCATAAACACCATCAGCCTCTTGCACTCACCATTTGCAACACGCTCTAATGATTCTGCCAAAGTCCTATGATGCTCTGCCACCTGATATGATGGCATCGTTTGCAGCGTGAAATCAATCAGCGAGATCTTCTTGTTCTGCTTGGGCCTGTCGCTGTGCACTTGCGAGGGCTGCCAGTTTAGCGTGGGCCTTGTCTGACATAACTCCGTAGAGAATGGCAAGGTCATCACTTGATTGTTTGGCCAGCCACTCTTTGTCTTGGGTATGCTCTGCAATAGCACTGAGGGTTCTAAGTTCATTTCTGAGGTGATCTTCTACCAGATCTCCAATCTCTTTTTTCTTGGTGACTTCTGGTGATTTTTTAACCCACTTTAAAACGGTTGTATGATCTACACCGTGTTTTTGTGCCGCTTTCCGTATTGACATTCCCAGTGCGATCTCAGTGAGCACCGCAGCTACTTTTAGTTGCCCATATGCCATTTCATTACCAAAACAAAAAAGGCCCACCAGAGCTGTTACACTCTGATGGGCCAGAATCCTCCACGCGAGTAGAGAAAGAAAGTCTATTGGGCCTCTGATTAAATCCTTTTAGTCACGATATTTTTACATCGTCTGCACTTAATGTTAATCTTTGAGCCGGGTGTTATTTTTGCGAGCATCGCATTGCACTTATCACATCTGACATTTCGCCAGGTATTGTCTACAATAGGCGTATGTGCGTGCTCTTTAATAAAATGGGCTATTTTTTGTGTATTGTCAACAGTCTTTTTATTTTGCACTGCTATCCCCTATAGCCTCTGCCACAAGATCAACTCTTACGGTAGGATTGTGTTTCGCTTCCCTCACCTGCTCAATGTCCACTTTGTCGCTCATCGCTCATCTCCTGTAATGTTTTTGGAGTCTGAATAAAATGGGTGATGTTTAAATAACTGATCCCTATCCCACTTTTCCCAAGCGTCCAAATCTTCCTCAATATCTTCAAAACTTAACCGCTTGCGTGTTTTTTGGAGCGTGTAGCCGTGTCGCGCCATATACCACAGAAAAATATCAATAACGTAGATATGTGCCGTCACCCAATCGGGCATTTTGTGTGAGAGAATATTGTCTTTATTGGCCTCTTTGCGATTTTCAACAAAGACATCTATACGCTTAAATACTCGTTTCTGTTTATGAAAGTCTTGCATAAATTTGGGTAGATATTTACCGCTTTTTAGCCACTCTTGGACGCTCATCGCTCATCTCCCTGTATGCACCCGTTCAAGCAATACACCTTGCCATCTGTGCCATCTGATTTTAGGTGGCAGCCACATTGCTTGCATGTCCCGTAATACCGACCACTGGCAAGTATTCCGATGGCTGTTGTAGTCGTTTTAGGATTAATTTTCATAGTTATGCGCCAAACTTCGACAAGATCTTTTTATGTGTCTCGTGACACGCGGCCATACGTTTTCTGCGATATTCATCATCCATACGAGACAAGCGCCACTTATCGGGTGACATCTGTGTCACCTTCGGCACACCATCACCGGCTCGTAAGATCTGGTGCGCATCCTCATACGTGATACCTTGTGATTTGGCATAGGCCCGAACAGCTGCAGCTACCAAACCTCGATCTTTCATATACCCCAATGTCTTCGGCACGTGCTGAACCGGAGCCACAGTTCCAAATAACGATCTCATTTTATTCCCCTATTCCAGCTCATAATGAGTAATGGTTTCTTGTCTACGCGATTCTGCACCACCATCACACGCTCATATCTCATTGACTCGATATATTGCACAGCAACTTCTTCGCACAAATAGTTCTCGTCAGTATCTTCTGTTTTCCACTCGGCCTTATCGGCAAGGCGCTTGCGTGTGTATAGTGTGAACATCAGAACCTCTCAGCAAGTTTGATAAATGCGTAAGCTGCTTGGACCGGTACAACGCCATTTCCGAGCAATCGCAAGGCATCCCTGCGATGCTCCAAAACTGAGGCCAATTCATCATCCAGTTCACAAATAGTGGGTTTAACTTCTGGGTTGCTTTGAATGACTTCTGCCCATCCTCTATCGTCGTTTGGAGGTGGTGGGAAAATTCTGATGCTTTTGCTATCAGATATTTTCGGCCAACCATATGCTTGTAACTCTTGCTCCCTGGTGGACCGACTCCGTGATTGTCGCTTGCCCTCGGAGTCGGCCTGGCCGACTCCGTGAATATTTTTGCTTGACCTTGAAGATTCAAGGTCAGCTTGTTCTTGTCTCCCTGTTGGTAGCTGTAATCTCCCGTTGACACTTTTGGAGTCTGCCAAGCAACTTGCTCTCGCAAGTTGCTTGGGCGTGTTCTGCCCTCTCTCTGACCACCTGGCCCCATCATCTTTTCCATTGCTTCTTCGCTGCGTTGTGGCAGGTGATCCATTGTGTTCGGGGTCGCCCAAAGTTGAGTAGCCACCTGGTCCAGTTGTAAACCGTACTTGGTTCCTGTTGTGTGGCTCCTGTTCTCCCCGTTGGTCAATGCTCTGGATTTGCCCCTGTCCCCATCTGAACTTTTGGGTGTCGGCCAGGCCGACACCCTTTGCGAGTATAAACAATCGTTTTCTCTGGTGTGTGTTGCCTGTCTCTGACGCTGTAAACATTCCTGCCTCAACTGCGTAACCCAAATCGTGCAAGTCTCTGACCACTTCGTCGAAGCCAAGACTGAGGTGTCCTGCGACGTTTTCAAAGAAGCACCAAACAGGTCTGATTGTACCGATGATTCTTTGTATATCTGGCCAAAGGTGCCGTGGGTCATCGCTTCCTCTGCGGTGACCGGCTGCGGAGAAAGGTTGGCAGGGATAACCACCGGTAAGGATGTCCACTTTTCCGCGCAGATGGTGCCCAACTTCTTTTGCGAATGTCTTAACGTCGCTCCAAATTGGTGCAGGGGTGATGTGTCCTTCTTCCATTCTTTGAGCAAGTATCGATGCTGCGTAGAGTTCCCTTTCCACGTAGCATTGCGTGATAGTTTCTCCACCATAGTATTTGATGGCAAGGTCAAGTCCGAGGTCGAGTCCTGCCCCTCCTGAGCAGAGGCTAACCACGTTGTAGGTATATATATCCACATCTAAAAAAGTTCTCCTTGTGCTTGCTTGTGTTTGCGTGCTCGATCGGCATAACTCTGCCGTATCTTTGCCTGTAACCACGCTGGAACCTCCTTCTTTTTTTTGTCCGTCTTCTTCTCTACACCAGGCAGCGTATCTTGCACCAGCACCGCCATACGCCTACGCACCGGCTGAGTCTTTACGATGTCAGCCAGTTCTGCTCCCAGCTGCACAGCGTCCAAAATGCTCATCTCTCTTGCAGCGTGCCCACATTGCACACAGTCTGCGACTATATCACTGGACCGGATAAAACCAGACCGCTTATACCTGAGCACTATGGGCATCATCTCTTCACATTTATCGCAAAACAGTTTGATCGGATCTTTCATCACATCCTCCCATATAATTACACATCATAATGTGCTACGACAGCATCTACAGACTCAAACACAGGTATCTTTAACGATTGAGCTCTGCAAACTTGAACATCAGCGCCAGCACTATCACCTGGTAATCGCAACAAACAATCACACATTGGCAAAAACGACATATCAATAGCCATCCACTCGTCATAATTTCGAGGTTGATATATATGCAAAAAATGAGACAATAATGGCGTATATGGCGAGATACAATAATCCATTAACTTGTGCGCGGCTTCCATTTGCGCACGCACATTTTCAGCACTATCACCTACAGTATACGGCGATGCGATATAACATTTCACAAACCATAATGGCATCACACCACCTCCGAAAATAGTGTCGGTGTTTCTACAATCTCCTCTGCGCGAGTCAAATTCTGCACCGCAGTATCAAAATACGATCGCTTCAACTCAATACCTACAAATCGCCGATTCAATTCAATCGACTTGTAGCCTTCAGATCCTATACCAGCAAAAGGTGACAATACCAGATCACCCGGCGCACTCCACAACTTAACAGCTCGCTCGATGACGCCCAATTGCAACGGACATAAATGACGCTCATCATCTGTTTCACGGGCCTGCCGAACATTCAGCACATCAGCCTCTTTGATGCCACCGGGATAGTCTGGTGTATGTCGATACCATACTGGAGCTGCCCACTCGATCCATTCTTCTTGAGTGATCCATCCCTCGCCATTGCCATACTTCGGGCTAATACCTGCTTGTATTGGATTGGGATTATCACCTGGTTTGCGAAACTGCAACAAATAATCAGCCAGTGCCATATGCATATGCGAGCTATCATTGGCCAATGTTTTAAACAACAACCCACGATCCTTTGTCCTGATTGCTTTCAATTGAGGACACTTATCAATGCACACCTCGCCGTAATAAATCCACCCAGCATCTTGCATTGCCTCGATGGTTTTCCCTCTAAAATCCTTGATCCCTATGTATCCATCTTTACTTTTAAACGCGACTGCTTGAGTCAAATGCATTGCACACGTTCTGCCTGGCATAGTTACACGTAACAAATCAGACATTAAAAACTTAAAATGATTGATCATCTCATCAAATGACCGTGCATTGCCCATATCACGTGCTGAATTGGTATACGCATACATCGATGGGAACGGTGGCGAGAATACGCTCAGACCTACACTATCTGTTTCAACTTCTTTAATTCGTTCGCAAGAATCGCCCAGCATTAAATGCCAGCCATTTCCATATGCATTATCGGTTTGATATGCCATCTCATCTCTCCTTGAATTATCTATTTGAATGTTCAAGCCTCGCATTTCACGAACAATAGAGCGTATCATCTCGTTTGATTGCTGTTCTTTGCGCTTTATATTTCGGACAACAGCGCCCTCTGTATCTGCTGTAATGATATACACATCCACATCTGATTCTTGACCAAAACGCCAACATCTGCGTATAGCCTGATAAGTCTGCTCAAATGAATCTGACAAACCAACAAACGCGATATTATGGCAGTGTTGCCAGTTCATACCAAAACCGCATATAGTAGGCTTACTTATCAACACACGCACATTCCCATTGGTAAAATCCATCAAAGCCTTTTCTTTATGCTCGTTGCTATCAGATCCTTTCACTTCTACAGCGTCAGGAATAGCACTTTTCAATGATTCTGATTCACTATTGAGATTACACCAAATCAACCACGCATCATTATTGTCATTTACCAAGTCAGCACAACGAGCCACGCGTTCTTCTTGACTGTCACGTCGAGCATCTCTGCGCTCTTGCAGCGTTTGTGCTTCCATTGGAAATAGAGTCGATAAATTCTTGCCAGCTACGGTGACAGTCTCTTGTTTGACGTTCAATTTTGGCAACTCGAAACCATCATCAGAAAAACCTAAATCCGATGGCTTTTGCAGAGCCACAGACCACGTGGCCATCCAACGCCAAAAGTCCTCACGTGCGTGCCCCTTAAGACGCCATTTGTGTGTCGTGTTACCATCCTGAGTAAAAAACAAAGCCATTATTTCTTTGCCATTCATTACATCTAAAAACTCAGCGTGATTCGTCAGCTCGATAAGATCATTTGGCGCAGGCGTCGCTGTGCACGCCAGCCGGTAATTGATCTCCATCGCAAAATCAGTGATTGTCTTTCGGTATTTGCCATCAAACGATTTTAATATGCTCGACTCATCTAACACGATTGCGCCAAAATCACGTGAGTCGTAATGATGCAAACGCTCATAGTTTGTCACGTTGATACCTGGCTTAATATCTTGCCCACTCCGGCACAGATTCACAGGGATACCAAACTTATCACCCTCAATCACAAACTGCTGGCCAACTGCCAATGGCGTCAGCACTAACACATTGTTATTTGTTTTCCGATATATCTGTGATGCCCACTCCAATGCCATCAATGCCTTACCCATACCACAATCAGCAAATATCGCAGCACGGCCGCGTTTTACTGCCCACCGAACAATCTTGCTTTGGAATCTAAACAGTGCTGGATTCACATCCTCATCACTTACATCAAAACCTACATCCACTGTTTCTATTCTCTTGCCATCTAAAAACTCTTTATAGTCCATCGTCTCTCTCTTCCTCTTAGGGAACACCGTCTTGCTTCCCCAGCCTATGGTGTCTCTTTGTGTTCACTCGTTTATCTGATGCTGAGTGAAGCTCGAAGTTTTTTAACTGCGTGGTTTAAGGATTGCTATCGTATTTGTTTGGTTGCCTGGCATCGATCGTCTGTGGCAACTCAAGAATTTGATGCTGTGAGTCTTTCCCTACCGCACAACCCCGATCTATATTGAATTAAAACGGCTATAGATTTGGATATGGCTTCGCCAATACGCAATATGGTTTGCGTTAAGTCAGGCAGATACTGCGTTCACCCAAGCCACCGTTGAGCCACTCCTACGGCCTGTTTGGTTACAAATGCTGCCAGCATATAGGAGTTTAGTCTGTGAACGTCTACCGAGCATCGAGGCTCTATGTTTTACTGCGTTTCTACTGAATTGTTAGTGCTTTTTGCGTATTCCAATATGACTTGCCAATCACCGGCGCTGTTTTGATCTCTGGCCGTTCCTTTACAAACGCTTTTATCTCAGCTTTGGTGTACACCTTCAGCTTATATTCTTCTGCCAGTTCTGTTGTAGCGCGTTTGTTGCACCGGTCATTTTTGGCTTTGCTTATCAGCTCGTTGCGTCTATCGTGTAGTGCCTGGGCAGTTGGGCTTAATTTCTGTATTCTAAATTGTTTCATCATCGTCTATCCCTTTCTGTGCAATTTTCGATGACACCGGCGGCATACAAACAATCCATCCCTGACCACATCCTCTTCAAAAAGCGTTTCATATGTGACGTGATGAAACGTCAGCTCAGTTATGTTCTTGGGTGTTTTGTGGCATACCTGGCACTTTCCGTGTATTGATAGCGCCTCGGCCTTCAACCTCTTGAAATGCGGCGTCTTGTGATACTTGCGCTGCAGCTCTGCACTCGGAGCTCGTTTGGCCCGTGCCAACTCCAACGCCTCTTTCATCTTGAGGCCCTGATTGAATGGATTGGAGTCTACGATGTATCGCCATTTTTCTCCTCGCAAGCGTGTCAATCCATCGTCTGTAAGTTGTTCTATCTGTGTGATGCCATCGTTTATCACTGGTGAGGCTGTAGACATAGAAGTCTCCCAAATCGTGCGTAAACGCCACGACAAGAGCAGGCACATCCAGAGCCTGCGCAACATCCACCATCACATCGCCTTGAACTTTACCAACACGCTTTATAATCGCATCGAGTGCATCCGGCATCTTGTGATATGGCATAATCGCTGTCAACTCTATCAATGCAACATAAACACGCTTGCCATCCACAATGCGCCATTCGAGCTGATCAATATCGTGAACATAATCAGTAGGCGCCCATGTCCGGTGCCAATCTCTGTATGGTGTTGTGCGGTCTGTTGTGTCTGTTTTGCGTGGCTTTGTCATCTCAACTCTGATTTAAATATTAAACGTAGATTTAAATGCTCGGTGGGCAATGGAGGGAATCCCTTTCTTGTAATCCCACCGAGCGTAATGCGTGGCTGTCTGTGGCTCGGATTATAATGAGCGCACCACGCGTTTCATCTTTTCTAAAATGTCATCATCTTCTGCGTGTGCATTTTCAGGCAATAGGCCGTGGCGTTGCCAATCTAAAACGATCGTATACGCACGTGCTATTGTTGGATGTGACGTTGGATTGCGCTTAAACATTTTCATCGATGCAATATCTATTACCATCTCTTCTTCGGTCACTTGACCACCTCTGCCTCTATATCCGTATCGCACGTAGGACAATGCACACGCACAATCTTAGCAATTGGATGTGCCGGCTCTTGTAATGCCACCGTGTCACCTTTCCACTTCGCTATCATATCCGCATCGCTAAGGCCAGCACCGCCACACTCAGGAGGCAGCAGATCCATCAATATCTCACGATACGTTTCGTCTGTGGCCAGATCTCGGTATTGCTCGAGACGCGAGGCATCCACATTGAGCAGCGTTTCAATTTCTGCGCCAAAAAGCGTATGCCACTCAGCAGCTCGGATACGGCGCCGTGCTGTGCGATAGCTCATATTGCAGTTTCCTACTACATATTCTTTCCACGTGCTATCGGGCTCGAGCAACGAATATGTGGCCTGCAAACTTTCTAAATAGATGCCCTGGTGAATCTCGCAGTTTGATGCGTCGTGACCCCACGCAATAACGGCCTCTTGTGTTTTGCGTGCTTTGATGATCTCAATAGATTCTTGCACTTGAACTTGCTTTGGGGTTAATTCTTCGAGCATATTGCCTCCATCACATCTTTAGCTGTTTCACCAACAACAGCACCTTGATAATTTCCACCAATCCAATTTTTGCCCGATTTGATCACAGCAGGCCGAGATTTGCGATGCAAACCAGCACCAAAAACAGTTTTGAGATGTTTGCACATTTTACCATACCGGCCTGCAGGGCAATCACACGTGCTGTCAAAGTCTGCCAACGTAACGCGATACTTAAGCATCTTTGGCCTCCGGTTTCGGCAACGCCCACGCAGGCAGTGTTGGTGGTGTGGTGATGATAGAAGTGCGTCCACGTTGCTCTATTGGGCACCATACCGTCGGCAGATCATACAAATACCTGCCTATGCCAAACTTCACTGCTGCACGTTTGAACGCGTCACTCAGGCCGCCCTTCTCTGCCTCAAAATCTGTATCACCAGCACCATCGCTTTTAGTAATCCACTCATCTGTGCCCGGGAACCGGACGCTGAGATTGCAGACGATACGGCCCATAACCTCTTTGTAGTCGTCTGACCAGTTGTGAGGGCCCACTGTGCGATCGAGGCGATTCATCGCATCACGTGCATCGATGTAGGCCAGTGCCATACCTTTGCTGCCATCTTTTGTTGTGCTGCCCACTCGCCAACTGATAGACTCAGCCGGAAATGGTGCACACAATTTCAAATAGACTTCTTTCAATTCACTCATTTGCTTTTCCTTTATTTTAGTGTGAGTGCCATTGTTGCCCTCTTCCCCAAGAATCAACTCAGGCACTCACACCCCGAAGGCAGCTCCCCAACTGCCTATTGACCTTGCTCGGCCAATTATTTTCGTAATTTATCAACAGCAGCCATCCCCTGCGCTGCCACATTTGCAAGTCGTTGATAATGTATTTCAATATCATCAAGATCTTGTTCATCCACTGTGCCATCAGATACAGCAGCCAAGAACGCTTTTTGTAGATCGCCAGACGCAATGCCAGCTTCCAGAACTTCTACTGATAGCCTTTGGTGATTTTTTACTGTCGGTATAATTGTGAAGAGTTCTGGCGGTATGGATGACTGAGCCAGCGATTGAGCACTGGCAGGGTCCTCTTCGTGAATCGCTCGGATTAACTTGGGCCATTCATCGAGGTGAGGCCGTTCTGCACCGCAGCGATATTTGCGGAGCATTGATGGCGCAATGCCGGTTTCTTCAGCAATCTGTGCTTCTGGCTTCTTGTTGCGTATTTTGTGTAGTGCGTTCGTAAGTGCAATTTGCGAATCCACGAACATTCCTCCAGTTTTCTCCGTTGTCATCTGCCGCCCATCACGTTAATATTTGATTGAGAGTTTAACGCTGACCGGGTGACTAATCCCGGTCAGCGTGGCTTGAGTAGGTGCCATCTACTCAGATGCGTTTTGTGCTATGGGATAGCGTTTACATCACAAAAGAAGCCAGTTCGTCACGGTCGATTATGGAGCAATATTCTACGTTGGGATTTTCAGCACACCGAGTGGTCCATTTATGAGCCATATGTTGTGCCACTGGCCGGTGCTTGAGTTTGCCACCTTTGAGCTTGTATTGCAGTATTACGGTGTTGTGAGTGTTTGTGGCCGTGTATATCGCATCGCGTGCAGTCATATTAAGAGTGCCTCCGCTTCATCACGTGGGAACTCACCGGCTTTTGTTTTGGCGATCATCGCCATATTTCGATCAAATCTGGCATCACGTTTGTTTTGTTTTTTTTCTATCGCATCGATGCCATAGTTGAGCTTAGGGCTTGGCAATGATGCGCCTGGTGCCAACTTCTTAGAACTGCTGAATAGTGCGCCCATTATTTAACTCCCATTTCGATGATGTCGGCCAGTTGGTATGCCGTCAATGTGTCTGCTTGGTCTTGTGTGATTGAACCGAGAATAATCTGACGGTTGATGAGGTTGGCTTGGAAAAACTTATCCATAAAAGTTTTGTGAGGGTCACTTGCAAACATCCGCAAGCGTTCTGCATCATCGGTATAATCCTCTGGTGACACCAATGGCACCTGACTTTCTGCTTGTGCTTGTGTTGCTGTGTTCATATTCTTCCCTTTCTCGCGTGGGTTTTCCTACGTGCGTGATGGTGGTTGCGTTTGCGCTCCGCCAAGATTGCTACGCAACCACCTTTTTTACTGTTTTGTGTGCTAAGTCGTTAAAACTAACTTTCCCACCAGTTGCATTGTGAATACCAATTGCAGCATTCATTGATGCTTGGATTTTACCCCGTTTTATATCTGATAAATACGCGTGGCTAATCCCTGCTGCTTTCGCTAAATCGCCACCCTTAATTTTGTATACTTTTATATAATCTTCTAACGTCATTGGTCTCCACCTCCTTTCCTGTGTTTTTAATTTAGTAAATAACTTATACAGTGTCAACAACAAATTTTAGATAAAAGTGAAAAAAATTGATGTGTATTTTCAAAGGCATTATAATATGATTATGGATATACAATACGACAAGGATAAAGCGGCCAAATTAATCAGGGCTTGGCAAAGCGATGCAAAGATGCGTGGTGGTGATGTAGCAGATAAAGTGGGCATTTCACATGCGTATTATTCTGACATCCGGAATGCCCACGTAAATGGCAGTATCAAGGTGCTCACCAAAATAGCAGATGTGCTGGGCCATAGTTTAAATGAACTGATTGGGATTGAAGCAGCTAAGACGGCTCGACTTGACGAAGCCATAAAGGTTATAGATAAAAAAAGAGTAGAAATAGACACCCTTTCATTTATTCGAGGCCTATTGGATGAGGAACAATTTGAAAATTTACGAGAATTAACAGATAAGGATTCGCAAGGACTCCGCCAGTGGTTGTTATCGTTTATAGAACTATCACCAGACTACAAACGTGTAGTTGAGATATTGATATTTGAACTGTTGCAAGCACAATCACCTAAAAAGAAGCAAGACTTAATAAAAGAAGAGCGTTCAATCTATGATTCATATACCCGTGACAAACTTGATGAATGGTTTATGGTCGATAAATTCATAGATACCACGTATGGGGATAAATCACACGAGGGTGTCAGGAGATTGGATAGGAAGGAAGAAGCGCAGAAAGGATAGTGGTATTGCATGGAAGCATCACCAGAAACGATAGCAGAAATAGAAAGAGGTATTCCTTACTTACAAACAGTTCTCCAGTTGATGATAGTATTGTTGCTTTGGAAGTTAGTAAATACCGTTGTTTGGTTATGTCAACGACTCGATACAATTTATACATATATAAGAAACAGAGACAATAGATGAGTGGCGCAGCTCGGTAGCGCACTATCTTGGGGTACCCCGTAGCGACCCCTATCTTATGCCACAAGTGTAGCAAAAAAAAAGCCTTGATTCAATAACCATAACAGGTTAAAAAATCAAGGCTTATGCTTATGGTCGGAGCGACTGGATTTGAACCAGCGACCCCTATCACCCCAAGAGCAAAAAAACATACCTAACTTAAGGCGTTGCAATATAGTTATTTACAAAAAAGGCGATCTCAGTGGTCACTATACATACCGCAGTTCAGATGTTCATACACGATCGCGTTTTGCGTGGTATGGCAGATGCCACAATAGAGGGCTATGACTCCCTGCTCAATAGGATGGTCGATAGCATTGGCAAAGGCGTGTATTTAGAAGATGCTCCAATTTTGGAGTATTGTTATGACCTCGCAAAACGTGGCAATGCAAAATCTACCCTATGGAACTATCTCAAGCAAATACGTGCGTGGCACTCGTGGTGTGTGGAGAGTGAGTTGTGCAAGCCTATTAACATCCCGAAGATGAAACAGCCCAAGTCACAAATACGGCCCTTATCAATAAAGCAGGTCCGTGCTGTGATCAACTCGTTTGATACTTCTACATACCTCGGCCTACGCAATCAAATGATGACGCGGATGATGTTTACTATGGGTTTGCGTGTTGGCGAGTGTATCAGGATGCGCCTGGGTGATGTCGATTTGGCGAACAGAAAAGCGCTCATACGTGGCAAGGGTGACAAAGATGCACTCTTGCCTATACCCAAAAAAACATCCAAGCACCTATGGGATTACATTGTCTTGCGTGAAGCCAGGACAAATGCGCAGTGTGACCGGGTATTCTTAAATCGCAATGGTGAAGCAATGACACGAAACGGTGTCAAGATCGTATTCAACAGGCACCTACAAAAAAAGTTTAAATTTGAAGGTGTGCGATTATCCGCGCACACCTTCAGGCACTCTTTTGCTGTGGCATTTTTACAGCAAGGTGGTGGCAATGTTTTCGAGCTCCAACAACTGCTGCGCCACGAAGATTTAGATATGACACGTAAATATGTATTTTTAGCACAGGCCGATCTTATGAATGCTATGGATCGATCTGGACCAGACAGCCTGATATAAAAAACGCCAGCACCCGGAGGCACTGGCGCTGGGCACAGCGAAGGAAAAGCGAAGGGGCACTGTGCCATTATCGCTGTATTCTGCTAATATATGGATTGCCTTTTCCTCTGCGCTTTTTCATCTTCTTCGACTCTTCACGCAATGCCCGATTAACAGCTTCTGCAACACTCATAGTGGATAGAGCAGCATTTGTCACTTTATGCTTGGTAGTTAGATTGTCGCGCAAATTATCAAGCTGTTTGACCATATCACCAGCAAGTTTCTCTGTGGCACCCAAACGATAGAAGAAATTGCCCACTGCTCGTGGATTATCAATGGTCACTGACGATAGCATACGCCCAACAGCAGAGCCAGCAGAGGCACCTACAAGTGCACCAACATCGCCAAAACCTGCCGCGTGTGCCAATCCAGCACCTACAGCTGCACCGGTGCCAAAACCACCTGCACCACTTGTGGCCATTGCACGTGCGATGCCTTGTGGTACAAGATCACGCAACTGGATAGCGGCCAGTTCTGTGCTCAAATTACTTGCACTGCCAGTTTCTTCTATCAGCGCAGTTTTGAGATCGCCCTGCACATCTGCAAGTTTTCTACCCTCAGATGGGATACCTCGATCTATAGCCATTTCCAATAGTTTTTCTTTTGGCATTGCCGCCAGATCATAGCCTGCCTGCTTTAATTGGGAGACTTCTATAATATTGTCGATCTCTTCGACAAGTGCACGATTATAGGCATTGCTATCGCTCAACCTCTCATTCATCGCATTGCCTATGCGTGTGAGCGTTTTTGTGTTTATAGGCTTGATATTGCCTTCGATGCCGATAAAGTCGAGAGGACCACGTTGCGGAGTAATACCTAACGCCTTTTCTGTTTCTTCTAAAAACTGCTTCATCTGAGCATATCGCTCTGCTCTGAAGTTATAGCCATCGATCTTGTTTCCCAATTCATCACGTATTTTTTGCCGCATACCCTGCACAACAGCGTTTACACCAGCATAGTTTGACGAATTGGGCCCACGCTCTACTATCTCGTCAAGTTGTTGGATCGCTAAATGTGATCCATCGATAGAAGCATCACCCCAATCCTTCATCAACGCAAACGCCTGCCTAATGCGCTCTTGTTTGGCACGTGCTGGCCCAGTATCACCTGCCCATCGTGTCTTACCAAAGTCTAATTCTATCGTTTGTGTGCCATCAGAATTGACCCTGCGGTCGATTTTGATTCCCCACGTATCTTCAAGGTCTTTAGCAATCTCTTTGCGCACATCTACAGGATTTACTGGGTTATCTGAGTCTTTAAATTTTAACCTTGCCGTATCTTCTCTGAATCGCTCGGCCATCGTAGACTTGCCTGCTTGTATACCACGCTCATAGTCAAGCACCAGGTCCGACATGTCTTTATTACTCTTCAATGTCTCTCTAAATGCTTGCGCTTGCCCACCGCCGGCTTTACCAGCCTCACGTGCAGCACTTACTCGTAGGGCACCCACACCAGATCGCAAACCTGCTTTTGACTCCATAAAGTCAGACAGTAGCGATAGGCCCTTTTTGCCACCCTTGCTGACTGCTGTTACTGCAATTTCTGCAGGGTCTACATATTTCAAAAATTTAGCCGCTTTCCCTACATTGCCCATACGTGCCAACATTGCAGGCTTTGTAACCGCAGAGAGGTCCAAAATACCACCCACGGGATCCTCTTGTAACGTGCCGGCCGGATCTCTCAGCATACGTGTTAATTGCTTGCTCAGTTCTTTTGCTATCGCAGCATCCTCTGTTTCTTCTCCCTGAGCAATATCTACAGCCCCTTTTACGCCAGATTTGATAAGTCCGATCGTTTGCAATGGTGATGTAACCGACTCTACACCACTGACTACTACATCACTCAAACTGCCTGGTATATTACCAATCGCTGTTGATGGCTCAAACGGTGGCTGCACAGATTCTTGAAAAGATGTTTCACCAGTAAGTGTGTTAAAAATACCCTCTGGTGTGAGTCTACCTTGTGGCCGTGATCCAAATCCTTGTCCTGTTTGCCCCATTTGAGGATCTACAGGTTGCTCTTGTGGTATACCAAGCGCCAAAGCACGCTCTTCCACTGTCATCGGTGCCTGCTCATTGTCTGGCGATACCGTAATACCTGCAAGTGCTTTTTCTTCTGGCGTCAAGCCTGCCATATATCACTCCTTAAAATATCAGACCACGTGCTATTCTACGCCGAAACTCAGTCAAAATATCTGCTGGTGGGTTATCAGGATCTTTTGCTAATATCTGCTTGATTTTATCGTTTGTCATCCGCTTAGGATCTGCTTCTACATATGTCACTGGCCCGTTTTCATATGCGTTCTCGATCGTATTTAACGCGGCCTGCCTTTGCACGTCTAATGATACCAACAGATTCTCTTTAGATCCTCTGGTATTGCCAAACAAAGAGTTATAAAACTGTTCTTCGCTCATACTCATCGCAGCGCCGGTTCTGTTACGCACCAACAGATCAAAAGCATTTTTCAGTGATGAGAAGAACGCCTGTTGCTCTGGCTCTAATGCTCCACTATTCAACTTCGCAGTTAATTCCGTCAACGCACCAGGCACAAGGCCCAAATTATCTTGCACCACTGGATTATCTAACAGAGCATCAACAGCATCAACAGCATCCAAAAAAGCCTCTTGCTTCAACACCTCAGTCTGCATTGGTCCACTAAAGTTTTCAAAAGCACGTTTTCTGGCAGGCACTTCAAAAAGTGTAAATATTTTTGCTTTTGACTCTGCCTCTTGAGGCGTCCACTCAATGCCATTGGCTTTTGCTTGCAATTGTGCCTGCTCCAAAGCACCAGCAACATCCAACTCCGCGCCTACCAACTTATCAGTAATAGATGCTACCGCCGTGTTATATTTTGAAATTGCCTGACGTGGTGTTTCTGTCACCCTGTTTTTATATGCCTCCGTCAATTCTCCAGTTTCTGGATCACCAATCATCACTGTTGTGGCGCCATTGGCGTCTTTTATTTGGATAAATTGGCCTTTTTGCTTGCCTACCTGCATTTGTTCTTGTGTGCCGTCGGGATTTACTTTTAAAACGACATTGCCACTTTGAAAATACTTCGGCGTGCCTCCCGTTTTCGCTGCTCGCTGTTGTGCTGTTTGTGCCTGTATTTGTGCAGTCTCCGCTTGTGTTTTTGCAATCTGATTTTTTGCATCGAGGGCAGACTGTTCGCGTGCCACTTTTGCCAGCCGTTGCTCTTCTTCTGCTTTGCCCTTCGTAAACGAGCTACCTACTTGTGCGCCCAACATAGCACCTTGACCACCACCGGCCAGTGCACCGATGGCAGCACCTCCCAATGTAGGTGCCATCGCCTTTGCAAAGTCGATCAGACCATCTCTAAATCGTGGCACGCCCTTCTCGTCGGGAACACTGTCATTAGGTGATTGTGACGTATCTACTGGCGTTTGTGGCCCTGTAGCAATAGGTGGCGGTGTCGTTGTCTGTATCGGTCGCTGCCCACTTATACCCTGACGGATGAGCATGTCCAACGGTTCCGGTAATATTGATCGTATTCCAAGTGCCATTGATAAACTCCTCTTTATTACAATCTAAACCCACTCGTTTGCCCACCACCACTGCCAACGCTAAAATTAAACCCGCTGGTAGGAACATTGCTAAAGTCTGTCTGCCCAGGATTGTTTCTGTTGCCACCAAATACGGTGCCTGCAGTGTTTGCAATGCTTCCTACAAAGGCCAATAATGTTTGAAGCTCTTGAGCATCCAATTTCTGCAAGTCTAAGTCCAACTTCTGAGCCAGAGCATCTATATCAAAATTCATTTTCTCATTAAACTGGCGTTTTTGCTCAACAAATTGATCACGCTCTAAACTTGTAACAGGAACAGGAACAGGTTGGCCGTTTGCGTTTAGGCCCCACTTGTGCTTAATAGATCCATCATCGTTAAATACAAGACCAGTAGTAAGCGAGTTAAATTCTCGTTTTGCCTGCCCAAACTGCTCGTCAAACTGCCGTGTGGCTTCAGCAAGCCGTGTTTCCTCAATACCGAAGGCTTGTGCAGCCTCACGAGATGACGCATCCAACTGTTGCTGTGCCAGCGTGCGTCGGCCATCTTCTGGTACAAACTGACGAATACCATTGCCCAAGTCAGCACTTTGGCTTGCCAATGCGATAAAGTCTGGAAACTCAAAAACACCATTGCCGTCAATGTCAAACTCTGGTCTAAAGTCTGGATCGCCAGCTGCTGCACCTATTCGCTGTGTTTCCAATTCTTCAGGTTTAAACGTCACTGAAGGCCCACCACCAAAAAGCTCTGCCTCAGAGAGTCCAAACTGGCGTGCAAATTCACTGGCACGTTGCCCCAATTCCGCGTTAAATTGCGTATCTTGCTGTCTGAGCTGTTGCAATGCTATTGTTTCACCACCAGCGTCTGTGCCTGTCAATCCCAATCGTTGCAGTGCGTTGGATTCTTGACGCGCCAAACGTTGCTCTTCTAATGTTTGCGCAAACTGCTGGCCGCGTTGTTGAAACTCTGCACCGGCCAATCCCAACTGCCCACGTTGTATCTCTGCATTAAGTGCTTGGGTCGCTTCTGCAATACCCAAATTCCCTAAGCTGACTTGCTCTTGTAAGTCTTGAGCCCGACCACGCAAAGCAGCATCAGAACTTTGCGCAGCTTCTGCTAACGATTGAGCACGCCCGGCCAGTGTGTCTTGGCCTGCAATCTGGCCAAGTGCCTGCTGTTGTGCAAACTGTTGCCCAATGTCAAACTGCCTGCCCTGCTCTGCTAATTGTTGTTGTGACAATCCTAATTGACCGCGCTGGACCTCCGCATTAAGCAGCTGGTTAGCTTGGTCGATATTCAAATTACCCAAGCTAACCTGTTCTTGCAATCGTTGGGCCTGTTGCCGCAAGTTTATATCTGCGCTCTGTGCTGCCTCTGCCAGATCGATCTGGCGTGTTGTAGCCCCTCGCGCAAATGCACCTGCACGCTCTGACTCAGTTTGTGCACGCTGTCCGAGCCCTATTTGATTTGCTAACTGACGAGACGCCAACGTATCAACACCGCCGATCTGGCCCAATTGTGATGCGTCAAACTGTCTGGCCTGCTCTGCCTGTCCACTCTCAAACTGTACTTGATTTTGCAGCGCACCGAGCCCCTGCAATCCTAATTGTGCAGCGTTTAAATTCAAGCCTTGCTGTTGGCCTTGTAATCCCTGCAATGCTCCTAAATTGGCGCGTGATTCTTGGCCACCACGCAAAGACAGCTCACTCTCAAGCGCTGCTAAGTTGCCAAGCCTGGCACCTTCAATAGCAGAGAATGGCCGTATTGCTGCACCCGTTTTTATGCCAGACGGATCGAGCGCAAATGTGCGTGCAATATTCTCTCTGGATTGCTGTGCTTGTTGCTCTAATAGGTTTGTGCGTGCATTGCGTTCTGCATCGGCATTAAAAGCACCCAAAGATCCACTGAGCGTATCAATTTGTGATTGTAGTGCATCGTTGTTGCCCAATATAGATTTGCGTTGCTCCTCGTCAAAAGGATCTGCCAGCTTTTTACGCAAAGTGTTTTTTAATGTTGGAGTTGTGGTGTTTAGTGGCATATTACCTATCCTTTGTGGTCACTGCCATAATAATCCCAAGCCACCGTCTGAGGCTTGCTTGTGTCATTATCCAGATGTATAAAATTTTCACCAATACCGATACGCATAAAATATCTTGTGCTGGCCTTCAAAATCTTATATCTCAGCACAGAGTCCTCGCATTTAATATCTACGGCATGTCCTACCACGCCCTCGCCATCGCTCAAATCTGACGGCACATGTGACGATCTGCCCACGCCACCAATCGCCTTGTTATGCTTCGCACACCGTATGCCTGATGTGATCGTCATTGGCGCACCAACAATATCTCTAATGCGCTGTAATGATTTCACGATATACATGCTGATGTTGTCGGCTCCACATCCGCATTGGCAAGCAAACTCACTGCGACTGAAATTTTTTGATAAGTCACCCACCGACTTTACCTCTCACCTCTATGAGTATATCTCGCGTCTGGTCTTGCTTGGCTAAAACCACATTCATACCGTCACGGACGCGATGCGTTTCTTCTTGCAGGTCACGTATCGCATCCGTAACCAATCGCAATGAATTCGTATTGTCTTTAATTGCATCTCGCAAATCTTGTATGTCGTGCGTAAGATGATTTGTCAGGTGCGTATCAAGTTCCTCTACACGCTCTGCAATCGCACCATCACTTTTTGGCGCAATAAATTTCAAGTATATGAGGCCGAGCGCAATCAGTATCACCAGAAAACGTAACTCTGGTGGTAACGATGCTATTGCGCCACCAATCCATGCAAATTCCATCAAACTCACCTATCGATTTAGACTACTTGTTGAATGGCATTATATCCTCTGCAATACGACCATTAAGACTTCGCTGGCAAATTCAAGCGACTCTTTAGGTGTCCAATCTGATGCACCATCACCATCTGTGTCGTGCTTTGCCTTGAACGAGTCATACAACTGCTCTATGTCGGAGCGTGAATCCGTAACAGCACCAACCACTTTCTTCACGCCACCGATGATTGGCCCTGCTTTTTTGATGATACCGATAGCACCTGTAATTGCGCCAAACATCTATGCCTCCTGAGCCTCTGGCTCTTTGTCATCTACTGCCAACATCGCATTGAGTGTCTTGATATGGTCACTCAGCGTAACGCATACAGCGTCACTGTTTATAATCTGTTGTGCTCGTTGGTTCACCTGCGTCTGGAGTTCGTCAATCTTCTGCGTGATTTCTTCTGTGGTCATGCGTTCCTCCCAAGTTATTTGGATTTTGCGGCTAAGATTGCGGCATCTTTCTGTTCTTCTGTGAGTGCATCAAATTCACGTTGACGTTTGTTCTGGATGTTGCGGTTTGCAATATGGTCGATTTCGCGTTGGCAGAACTCAGCAACTGTTTCAAATGTGCGGTTGCCTTCACCGTCATCTACCGATGATAATGGTAAAACGTTCTCTTGTTCATCAGTCAATGTGATAGTATGTGTAGCCATTGGTTATCTCCTAAGTTAATGTGGCGTATTGCCACGCATTAGATACGTGGTCGTATACGTATAAACGATTATTTGTTGTGTCGTGACATAATGCTGACAAGTTACTCTGGTCTGTTGGTGTGCCACTTGGTGCACCTGCCATTGACGGTATGTAGAGAAAGCCATCTGTTGCTGATGTGGAAATTGCGCCTGTGCCAATGACCACGTTGCCACCATCTTGAACAGTAAACACATCAGTTCCAGCGTCACTAATCGTAAAAGCGTCTGCTGTGCCATCATTTCTGACAGTAAGCACTGAGCCGCTGTTGTTGTTGCTTCTGACTTCTGTTGCACCATTGGCTTGAATTTGCACATGATTTGTGCCACCACCAGTAACGTGAAATAATGTTGATGGCGAACTTGTGCCAATGCCCACGTTGCCAGTATCGCCTTCCACTACAAACGCAGTAGAGTCAATCGTGAAATCGTCACCTGCATCGTTGCCCAAACTCACAGCAATAGTGGTATTGTCTGTGAATGTCATTGTTGAGCCAGTGCCAATCGTTATCGTTGTGCCATCACTGGTGATACTGTCAAGCGCAATGTCACCCACATTCGTGATGTTGCCATCAGACACGCTCAGACTGTCAACAGTTGTTGCGCCCAAATCTGTTGTGGATGAAGAAGTCAATGTCGTGAACGTGCCAGCACCAGCACTTGCGCCACCAATCGTTACACCATCTACTGTGCCACCGTTTATATCCACTGTTGTCACTGTGCCAAGATCAGACCATGTGCCAGTTAGCGAGCCACCATTGGTTGCCGTGAGCGCACCAGCAAACGTAACACCTGTTGTGCCTGTGGGTATAGAGATCACTGCTGCATCAGCATCGTTCTTGATCGTTACATCATTGGTAGAGCCTTGACCAGTGAGGATCAAGCCCTCAGTAGCGGTATAGCCCATCGCAGCATTGTCACCTGCTGATGTATCGCCAGTAGCCTCTACGGTAGCACCTGTAATAACGCCACTAGCAGTAACAGAAGTTGTTACAGTAATATCATCAACATACAGATTCGCCCATCGGACAGCGTTCGATCCCAAGTCATCCGTAGAGTTTGTGTCAGATAGAATGTTTCCACCAGACTGTATTCCACCAGTATGCACTGATTGTGCCGTAAACGTGGCAACACCAGTAACAGCAATAGTGCCGGAAAATATCTGATTTGCTGACCACGTATTGGCAGTGCCTAATGTGGCAATCTCTGATGTATTGACGTTTCCTGTGGCAATGTTGCCGCCCTCAAGAAAGTCAACAATATTTACAAATTGCGTGCGCACCGGCTCACTATTTAAGTCTGCGCCGGTAGCCGGCACTGGATAACCTGTTGCGCGTGGTACTGTTGCTGTGCTCATAGATCACCTATTCTGTTGGTCTATATTGAAGTCTATAGCCTATAAATTCAAACTTATCGTTACTGATCCACTGTGGTGCTATCGTCGATGCCATACGATTAACAAAGAAAAGCGCTTGCCCATTTCTACCACCCGGCCACGTTAGGCCACTATCCCACGTCAATCCACTATCCCACGTCAGAGATGTACCAAGTGTGAGATTTGTTGTTCTCTCCTCGATGCCCTGGTCCAAGTCTACAGTCAGTGCGATACTTTGTGTACCACCTGATTGCTCACGATACTCTGTGATGATGTTAACAATATCTTTTTTCTTACCTGACAACTCCCGTGCCTCTGTTTGTGACAGGTCATTAGGAGCCATCTTTATGTCAGTGGATATTATTGTGCCGTTATCAGTTGCACCATTATCAGCTTGGTTTACATATCCATCTGTTGTACCCTGTGCATCATATGAAACATCAGACACATAGAACTGTGCTGCAAAATTGACACTATCAGCAGGCTTTTCTACCCAGATCTGGCCAGTAGTCCAATCATACACCCACACCTCATCGTGGCCTGAGTTGTTGCCATCACCACTGATCAACGTGCGCACCTGCGTAGCATCATCACGAAACCAAGACACCGCATACTCTAATCGTGACTTGTTGATATTCTCCCACGCTTCTTCTTGGTGTGGCAATATCACATTTATCATCTGAAAGCCACCGGTGCCACTTGGTGAAATACGATACAAGCCATCACGTGCCACTGCCCACGCAAATTCAGGACGCGCTATAATCCCATTTTTAGCAATAAAGTCTATACCTCTAACCTGCTCATCTTCAACCATAGTGGCCTCAATAAAGCCAGTCGATGAATCAAAGCGAAGAGGATACATACCGTCACGCTTAAACACCAGGACACGACCAAAAGCATCGACGCCACCAGTAATAGCGGCGCCATCAGGATATACTTCATAAAAGTTGTCCGTTGGCCACGTAGTAATATCTATTGTAAATTTTGAAATGCTCGTAATGTCTGGCCATCGCACCCTCGTAGGGTATCGTGTGCCACTTTCTGTAGAATCCAACGCTACCAGCAAATTTCTATGGCTTAAAATATCTCCGCACGTTGTCCACGGCACACCGCCTAATGCTGATGCATTTCCAGATCCCGTATATGTCCACGTCTCATCGAGACCATTTGTGCCCACCAACTGATCTTGTATGAACGCGTGGCGCAGGCGTTTTTCTGCGTTATCTGTCAGCGTCAATGATCCTGTAATATCTGCTCTTGTAGTGCCATCATCTGTATATACTTTTGTGCCAGCAGTTTCTACATTTACAGTGCTGCCACTTTTAAATGTTACCTGCACAAATCCTGTCAGTGCCTTTGCTGCTGCTGACTCTGTAATCTGCGCAGAGTTGTAACGCAAAAAACCATTTCTTGTTGCCATCGTGCCAGTGCGCGTCTTGTTGAAGTTTTCAAGCGTAGAGCAATCTTCTGGCGATAGTGCAGCATCAGGATATTGTACCCCAGAAAATGTCCGAGGTCGGTATAACGGGCTCGTAATCAGCCCGGGCTCACTTCCCAATGGTATGGCCATTAAAACTCTCCAGGCATCACGGTATTGACACCATCAATAGAACCTATGCGAGATCGATCATTTATAAATGTATCGTTTGTAACATTACGAAACCGTAGAACCAGATTAGGTTTTCTTTGTTGTGTGGCTTTAAACTCCGCAAATTCTCGCTCATAATCGTCTCTCATTGTCACCGCGAGTTGTGGGCGCCCCACCATTGGCAAAAGATCCGAACAAGGCCCCGATACCAATAGCCCGTGATAATCTTCATCAAACTGTGGCCAATCAAGATCATTGACCAGTGGCGTTTTTCTCATAACACATCGCACAGTAAGTGCACGCACATCATCTGGTGTAGGATACATCTCGATCCATCTATAATTCACTGCATCCATATCAACAGGGATGATCGCCAGTGTATTTGAGCCACTATCTGTAACTGTTATCTCACCAGTGATCGCAGAGCCATCTTCATTATCCTTGCTAATTGCCTCGATAGGGTATGATGAACTAAAAGATATAGTGGTGTTTACTTCTGTTGTACCATTGAGAGTCACCGTTTCAGATCTGTAGTTGTTGCTGCCATCGAACCCACTGATTCGCACATATCTATTTGTCGCATCACTCGTTACACTACTGACAACACCGAGAACGCCTGTTGATGCAGGCTTTGCTTGTGAGCCAAATATGCCATACTGATAATAACGCCGTGCTGTTCCTGATGCTGTAGTGCCTGATAGATACGTGTCATATTCTGATCTGGTCATCTCACGCACGGGCCATTTAGCTGTTGGATCTTCAATGTTCAAGATACGCTTAACATTTAACGGCAACCCATACTGCGATTGTGACGCTACCGTGTTAAGCGTAAACTCTCGATGCTCGTTGTCTTGGTCCACAGCGCCCAATATACGACGATACCACCTGTTGACTGTGCGCTTTGCCTCTGTTTCAAAGTCAGCACCTGCTGGCTGTCCAGATAATTCCAGTATCTCGGTTATTATGTCTTTGTATAGACTCATTGTATCTCCTTCCAGCTCATCGCAACTGCCACATCGTGAGAACCAGAACTGGTTTCTCCTGTTACGTGGAAGGATTCGCCAGGTTCAATATAAAAATCATATGGTTTCACATCTATCACCTCAGCAGAACCATCTACCAAGCCAGCACCCGATACGATAAACCCACCACTGACAGCGTCGGATGTTACATCATAAAGTATCATGCTTTGTGTTGCAGAAACAGCTTCTACCATTGACGGTTCTGCTGTGCCTCCTGATATGTCAGCATTTATTCTGAACCGTATCTTCACAGGCTTATTGCCACTGTTTTGCACTGTGGAGATAATGATATTGTCGAGCCGTATGGTAGACCGATTTTCCTTGCCATTGTATACCAACTTGTTATACACGCTGACGATTGGCTCTTCCGATGTTCCCACAGAAGCATTTTCAGCGACAACGCCAGTTCTTACACCATACGGATTATCTATACCTTGAGTAAAGCCACCCATAGACGCAGTGTATAACTGTATGTTTGATGTGTTAGATGTGTTCTGCACTTTCGCATGTAATGGCAATGTCGGATTCGTCACTGTCGGCACTGTTGCCGTGTTGGCATATTTTATTCTGTGAGCGACAATCAAACGTCCTGTCTCTGGATTTTCCACGCAGAACAATACCTGTCCAAATCCTAACCACTGAAACTGTATCTCGTAGACGTTGCCATTTGTTGGGTCTATAGTAAATCCAGATGATCCTGTGCCATCCAGCTTGTCGCCATTAAAACTTGACGATGCCACCCATGTGTCTGTTGCTTCTGTGCCAGCAACTTGCTGTGCTACTGTAATAGCAACGCCAGTGGTGTCGGTATCTACAAAGCTAAAAGCACCTGCCATTGCCTCAGCAGTCTCTGACACGAAATACGCTGTCTGACCAATGACTCTGCATTCCCATCCATTGCCGACACTTGACCAATCTACAGCACCTGTTCCACCTGCACATATTTCGTATGCAATCTCAGTTGCGTCATTGCCGTTTGTCACCTCAATGGCCTGCGATGTGCCATTAAGTGTGATTGTGATAGTGCCACCTGCGGTTGTGGCACCGTTGGTAACGGCAAACGTATGTATCTGTTTCTTGCCGTGTGCTCGCCTTAAGACACCAAATGATGTGCCGTTATAGCCCCAAAAAAATCCATCTTCTACGTTGCCGAGACCGATCTCTTGCGAACTGTTTGCAGCACCCGTGGTGAAAATAGACGTAAACCGTGCCGCGATACCTTGGCCGGGATTGTAGTGTATATGCCTTACAGATTCTAATATCGCTGTGCTGTTTGCACTGGCTGTCGTCTGGAGTAATGCCATGTCATTAGACTGCGTGACTGTTCCACTGCCAGGCGTATATGTATTTACATATCGTGAATTTATAGAGTAATGAAAGGCAAGATTTACAAGTGGAGACAATTCCGCGGTCAACTGCTCACCAAATGCAGAAAACGCGATTTCTGAGCCATCCTCTGGCTTTGTTGTTTGTATGCCTTTGTCTATTCTGATCGCCATTTTTATTGCCGTGGGTCAGATATTTCCCACACCCTTACATCAACACTGGTACCAATACCATAGACGGCACCACGGAAAAAAAACTGTGCGGTGCCGCCTTCAAAGTCCATCACAAATAAATCATCTTTAGCGATCTCTATACCTGTGGATGTCGTTAGATTCGACGCATCCCCAATGAACAGTGTGCCGGTATCTCTGTTTTGTATCACCAGAGATGTCCTGATAGGATTGGCAGCTGCGAGTGTTTGAACAGTGCCTAAAGATGTAAACTGCGTGTTTGCCATTACAATCCAAGCTCCGCAAGCTCTTTTTTGGTCACCTTAACCTTAAAAGGCGCCGGTGTCTTATCAACAGGGTCTACAACGTGCAGAGACACCTCACTACCATATACAGATACTTGCCGGTTCAAAGCCTGAACCTGCACAATCAAATGCTTAAGTAGTTGCATCTCACTTTTAGACAGTGCCATTATTTCTTACCTCTTGTTATTTTTGGCTTACTCTTTTCCATAAGATCTGCCATCTCGCGCATCTGCTCAGGAGTCATCGCATCCATAACTTGTTCGGGTGTGACAATACCTGCCTCTAACGGTGCACGCTGCCCTTCTCCCATAAACTCTACCAACTTGGCTAATGATTCTGCCATCAACTGGTTTTGTGTTTTTTCATTCTTGCGTGCTTTCATCTCGTTTTCAAACGATGCCAAGAGCTCTTCACGCTCTGCAGGTCCATCAGTAGCAACAGCACCAGTGACTCTTACGTCATAGACGTGGAATCTTGGGATAAACACATTATCATCCAAACGCTCCATCTCTTCAGCCTGCTCATATGACATCTCTGTGCCCATATATCTGCCGACTTGCCCACGGAAAGTTGCAACGGTGTCAACGATAATGCCCTCCTCTTCTCCTACATTTAACTGTGGCAAGTCGGCACGTTGATCTACCAAATGTGAACCCGGATTGACATCTTGTAGAAAGGCCACATTGAAATATTTACGCTCAATCACCAATTCATTCTTTATGGCGAAATTCAAACGATCCATAGGGTCTTCAATCGTCAACACTTCATCAAGAGATGTATCACGTTGTGGTACCATTAACATTGTGCTTCTCCTTTTTATCCCTTTTTAACTGTTGTCTTCATTGTAAATCACCCAACCCTCGGCACCGGTGCCAGAGAGGGTCAGATATATATCTGTCTCAAATCGCACTGGGCCAATGTCACCACTGCTAATACTGCTATTTGCTGTTGCGCCATCCAATTTCAATTCTGGGCCAGCTGTGCCACTGCCCGTGCCATCAAACAATTGCGCTGTGCCTGCGTTCGTTGTTACAGTAAGCCCAAATGCTTTTACATACCCACCAACGCCTGCTGTTGTCACTGCCCCACTTTCCGTGAGCACCTTAAACGTATAAGGGCCTTGAGGATCTTGCGTTGCCATAATTACTCCTTATTTATCCATCCTATTTTGTGCCTCTTTGCATACCAGGTCATAAAATCAGCATACCACTTACGCCAAAACTTCTCATCGGCAGAATAGAACCACAAACCACATTCGTGCCATATCTCTCGTGCTTCATGCCACTCGATCTTAAAAGCATATCCCCATCGCCCACCACCACAATAACTGCACTTTCTCTTGCCTCGTTGCGTAGCATCTGTGCCCTTGCCACATCGTGCGCATCTATATACGCGAACTTTTACCGCATCCATAAGATGTCAAATCCACAACAGGTTTCTAATTGTATGGCAGGATATTTGGCCGCCCACACATCCATAACATCTCTAACATCAGGCCATCCAACATCTCGGCTATTGTCTACCACTACCCAGCACTCTTCTGCACGGTTAAACTCCACAAACTCTAACTCTGCCTGCAATACATTGGCCTCGTGGCCACCATCCAAAAATGCAAAGTCAATAACCTCTACATCCCTCTCGTGCATAACCTTTTGAACTTCATCGAGGGCCCCTGGGCACTCACCTACTATCTGGTGTACCCGATCAGCAACATCACCTACAGCATCTTGCAATGTGCCATAATCATCCTTATCAACAGTGACCATCCAAGCACCATTATTATTGTCTGCCAATGCTGTAGCTATTGCACGCGTGCTCCGCCCTTTATGCGTTCCCGTCTCAAGCACAAAATTAGGCATCAGCGCCCTAACTAATCCGTGCAACAGTGCTGCACTTCCCTCATCGATCGATGCTATATCTATCTGACCATCGAGAACAAGAGGAAATAACGCGTCCACTTGCCACATCTTCTTCTTACCTGGTGGCTGTCGCCCCATTAGAAACGGCGTTGTAACTCGATCCCCGTGCGTCACATTCATCACACTTTTCTGCAAATGTGCCTTTCCCATCGCTTTTCCTTTCTTTATAGCCCCTTCAGCTATACCAAACTTGCTGCCGTGCCCTGCTCGATGCTTGTATGGTCACGCCCGGTGTCTACATCCATCAAGTGTACCCCGGCAGTAACTTTGTCGCGTGCCTTTTGCTCTGCTGCTTTCGTAAACTCTTTTGTGATCACAGGCACAAAGCCTACGTGATCAGCAAATACATCTGTATCACAATGGATCTCGATACCTTTGCACCTTGCCCGGTAACACCACAGCATATCCTCTGTGCCTACTTTGGGCATCGTAAAGTAAGATTTGCCCATATCATCTTCTTCTTTAAACGACAGAGTAGGATCTGGCAACTCTCCAACATTATGATCGAGCACCTTGCGCTCTTCTTCTGTCATCTCGTCCATCATCTTCTGAAGTGCTGGCGCTATTGGCCGATCGCTCTGGCCGGCACGCTCCAATACGTCATATTTCCACAACTGCGCGTGTGTACCACCACCATCGATGGTTATTAATCCCTGGTCCATATCCGCTATTTTTAAATTTCTGTATGATGGCATATTATGAAAGTCACGCAGGCCCTCACCACCGCACTCAGGACACATCATTGTATCACGTGGTGTAATGTCATTACCGATTTGCCACTGGTGATCACACGACTTGCAAATATATGCTGTAGCGCTTAACACACCGATCTGATATGGACTCCTACGCATCGGATATGGTGAGATAACAACATCTTTATCGTGGCGTATAAATGCAGGCAGTGTCTCTGGATGAATAATTGCATCATCATCGAGCCAGAACACGTGCGTATATGGCTGCTCTTTTTCTTGACTGTCTGCTGCCACTTGGCATATCTGCGTGCGTGCAAAGTGCACAAATGTTCTGCCCACCACTAAAAATTTGAACTTTAAGCCTATGCGCTCCCAATGGCTCACACAGGCAATATGATTGGCGTATACCTCGCTGCTCATCAAGTTTGTATAATTAGGCATACCAATCAATACGTTTGCATCTTCTACATTCATAGCTTTGCCTTTCCTTAATAGGAGAGGCCCGAAGGCCCCTCCTATCCCGTTAAACATTACGCACTGGCAATTGTCAATTGCACACGCGCATTTGTTGCGTTGGGGCCATTTTCGAGCGTGAAGCCCACCTGGGCACCGATATAATCAGGTGCTGTTGTTGTGGTCTGCACAGCCTCTGTAACATGGCCGATGTTTGTAGCGTTGATGCTGGAAGCAACTACTAAACGCCCTGCAGCAATAGAAGCCGACGCACGCACATTGGCTGGACCATTCACCTGCAAGCGCCCAATTTCCGATGTGTTAATAGTTGTCTCAACAACACCAGCAACCGCAGCTGCAATACCCGTTGTGGCATTAACGGCAGTATCAACCAATTCTACCAACCGACCTTGATCTGCATCTGTCGTGGTATTGGTGAACTCACACACCTTGCCGGGCTCGAGCACTGCACCCTCGTTATTTTCTACAACGATAAAAAGCTGGTCTGCAAAGTCCTCAGACTCATCAAACGTCATGGGTCCTTGTGGCATATCAAAAATCTCCTTAAATAATGCAGTCGAGCACGTAATTCCACGTATCCGTATCTGATGCTGCCGATACGATATACACAGAACCTGCCTCTGTATCTGCTGTGCCATTGTTACTGTTCAAAACAACTTGGGCACCTTCCTGATCATCTGCATTTGTCACAACGCAGTTAAGGACGCTGGCGCAGTTAAAATCAATCTCTGTGCCATTAGCGGCCTCACATGTACCCACAATGCGAGTAGACGAACCAAGATAAGATGTGCCACTGACGGTAAAATCACCTAATGCCATAGTGCACCTCTTTTTAGGTTAAGCCGGTGCCTTTGCCGGTTTTGTTGCGGAGCTTCGTTACCAAGTTACCTTTGAAGAAGATCTGGCCGATCTTGGCATCTTGGTTAATAGGCTTTTGCAACCCACTGGGGTCCATCTCAAAGTTGCGATCACGATACACAACAAGATCCACAAAGCGCGATGCCCACATATAAAACACACCCGTTGTAGTGATATGTGGATCCCACATAATCTCACAGTTTTTGTAATACACTTTGCCATTGCCCAAGTTACCACCAGCAGCATTTGGCCCACCACCATCAGCAATGCGATAGCGAGGGTACAACAAAGCCTCAAAACTCTCGTGCACTGTTTGCGTCGTAAACGCACAATCAGGAACAGCAGAACCTTCGCGCAAAGACCCTTTCGCGATGTCGTTATACAACGAGCGCAAGAATCCCATACCAGCAGTAGCAACAGCGCCCACAGACGTCTGCACTTGGTTGCGCCACTTGGTATTCACAGATGAATCGATCTGTGCATATGTTCCAGTGGTCGGATCGGTTTTGATCATCGCAGGCAATCCTGTGATGTTCTTGGAGCTGTTTCCGGTGCCATCATCTTCTGCGATGTCTGTGCCTACACGGTCAGAGATCGTCAAAGAGGCATTTTCTACTCGCTCGGTAAGCATATTGACAAATGCCTCTGGCCCACGGTTGCTTGTGGCGTCGTCACCACTGATACCAACAGATACGGCATACAGCTTAGGAGACAAAAACCAACGCGTAGACATCTGCTGCAATGTGACGTTAAATTCGTCGGTGCCACTATATGATGTCACGGTGCCATTGCTCTTGTCCATAATGCCACCAGAAAGACGCTCACCACCAGAGATGATCTTGATGCTGCCCATCTCATTCATCTTATTCAAGATGGCGTTGTTCTCAAATACCGCATCGTATAGCTTGCCACTGTCCATAATATTTTCTATGGTCGTAGTCGCTAAATCATAATACGTGCGTGATAATGTGCTTTCTCCAGCCATTGTCTTATATCCTCATTTGTTACAAGCCAAGTTTTTTACGGGCTTCTTGCCACGCACGAGCACCTACTGCCTGGAAGCTATCACTCGCTGTGCCCTTCTCACCTCTAATATTTGCCATAGGCTGCGCCGGTGAAGTCGTAGTTGCCGATGTGGCACCGTTTAGCTTACGTGCGCGTTGATAGTTTGTGTTGCCACCGTCTGTCCTTCCTCGATCTTCAGCAGCTTTTATAAGCTCATCGAAGTGAGACAACACAAACAGATCCTTGGCGGTTATCGTGCCATATTGCTGTATCCGCTGGTTCTCTGATTTAATCCGATCAAGAGCACCCTCAGACAATACAGGCTTGCCATCTTCAACGCGGCCAAACATATCACCAAACCGCTTAACACCATCATCAACAGCTGACGATAGATAATCTTCCAAGCTCTTTTGCTGGTTTTCGTGCTCAACATCTTCTTTGAGCAAGACACCCATACTGCGCATAACTTCTTTGGCTTGTTCGATCTGCTCAGGTGTGTATGCGCCGGGCTCTTCTTCCACAACGGCGTGCTCGTCTTGTGCCATAGCCTCTTGAACTGCCGCTTGCACAGCTGACTCCAAGTTTTCTTCTATGGTTTTCACACGACCGCGCAAGCTCTGATTGTCTCGAATCTGAGCACGCACAACACCTGCCAAATCTGGGTTATTTTCGTCGAGAAACTGCAATGCCGTATCTATTCCCGGTGCACCCTTATCCACGTTGGTTGCCTCGTTTGGTTCAGTGCTACTCACGTTGGCATCTGCCTCGTCTGAGCCATCACCTTCCACGTTGGTTGCCTCGTCTGGATCTGTTGCTCCCTGCTGACCGACGGCACGGTTAGCATTGTTCAGCATAGTTTCAATTTCACCGGTCAAATACTCTTGCTCCATCGTTGATAGATCAGGTGTGCCGATGTCATTGACTTCTGCTGTTGAGGTCGTTTCTTCTGCCATATCAATACGCCTTTCCTTTTATACTTCTTTGAACACACTGCCAGCCTCTACACCTACCGGCAGGTTTTCACGATCACGCGCACGCCCTGCCGTGCGCTCTAATCTTGCCATATCTTGGGTGACATACTGCTTACCCTTCAGCGGCTGCGGCTCCATATTGTTAGCTTTTGGATCAAAGTCTCTTGCACCGCGCACCCTGTCGCCTGCCTCGATAGCACCTTTATCCCTTAGTATCCGGTCATATTCACGCTTGGTAGGTATATCACAATCAAACATCTCACTATAGTGAGGCTCCCACACTTGCAACTGCTTAATGGCTTCAACGGGGAACTGCCGTTGCATAACCCTCTGCTGGCAATATTGGCACTCTTGTGGTCGGTCTACCTTATCCAATGGCACCAGCAACTCTTCAACATTGCCACACATATCACATTTATAATCATACATTGGCATCGGTTATCTCCCTGAGATCGCTTGCTGCATCACGTCTACTTCACTTGTTGTTATGGGCCCCTGTGTTGGTACACCACCAGTGCCATCGACACCTAACGGGATGCCTGGTTGCTGTGCAACTGCATTTAACTGCTCTGGCACGCCATCGAGGCCAATTGCAGGCCATAGATCTTCTGGATTGTTGATGTCAAAGCCACGCACCAATAACTGCTCGGCAATAGCAGGCAGATTTGGCGGTGGCAAATTCAGCGATAAAGAGATCTCTGTAAGCCCCACAAATGTCTGAAGTAATTCATTCCACTGCCTACGCTCAACAGCCGTAGTAACGGACCGGCCTGCAACATCGATCTCAAAACGAAATACATCAGGGAGATCCTCACGACCAAACTCACTCTGTATAATCCACATCTTACGAGCAGATGCCGTCTGGTATTCTTCAAACAACTCATCACGGTCATCTTCCCTGGCAGTCACCTTGCGTTCATTGATAGCTGCTTCTGTTGCTGTATCACCGTCAGACATACCCGGTTGAGGTGTACCCGCTGCCTGATTGAAATTGCCACGCAAAAATTGCGAAAAGTCCATTGCTTCAAAATTGCCACTCAACAACTCAAAAGACTGTAATGGCTGAATACCACCAGCAAGACCTTTAATGGGCACTAAAACATTATCTGGACTGTCAACGACCTCCATAGCAGCATCTTCACCAATTGCATCTGGATCATATCCAATAACAGTTTTGTGCTTTCTGATCGTGTTCAGCACAGCATCATACATCTCATTCATAATCGCTTGGGTATTCTCAGCACCAGCATTAAGCAAATACGGCTTACCAAACCACGACTTATGCACGCCCTGGTTATATGTCAGCAACTCACAGGGATACTCCATCAAATCTTCAAAGCCCCAGCGTCCGTGCCGTAGCAACATTCCACCATTGTCTTGTTCTGCCACAACAGCCATCAAATTGATACGTCTATTTGGCGATGTATTAAACTGACGTGCATATATCTCCCAATACGTCACAAGAGCAAAGTCATCATCACCACCATCAAACGACATAGGCACCGGTGCATCTTTTGGTCTGCCGGTAGGCTTTACATCATTACGAGCCTTACGCATAAACGTCTTGTCTGCCCTCACCTCTTCGATAGGCTTAACCACCTTGAAAGCAATCCACTGTGCATCGTTAAGACCGTCTTGGCTCATCCAATCCATTGCAAAGTCTTCAAATGGCCACCGTGTACCAAACGCTCTACCATACGCCTGGTCCGCATTGATCTTTTCTCCAGCCAAAAATGCTTTGTGATCTGCAATATTCTGCTCAAGTGCTGCTATTGCATCCTCTGTCAAGTCATCCTCATCGAGCGCCTCTTGGTGCTTGCCAATATGCCCTTTATGATCTTGAGACTCTTCCACCATCATAAACTGGCC